CAGGTACAACTTCTTTTACACAAAGAACTGTAACAGTAGGTAAGATTAAAGTACAAGAGGCTTTATGTCCTAAAGCATTGGAAGCTAAATACTTACAAAAGGCTTTACCAACAGGTAGCCAATATGATTCAATTCCTTTTGAGCAAGATTATTCTGATAGAAAAGCTAAAACAATTGCTTCTCAATTAGAGACTGCTTTATGGCAAGGTGATACTACTTCTGCTAATGGTAACTTGAATAAGTTTGATGGCTTCATCAAATTAATCGGTGCTGCTGCAGGTGTAGTTGATGCTAACGTATCAGGTTATATTTCAGGTGCTCCTTTGAGTTCTATTACTGCTGCAAACGTAGTTGCATTATTTGATGGTGTATATAGTGCAATTCCTGCTAAAGTAGTAGCTTCTGAAGATATGGTTATTGTTTGTGGTATGGATACATTCCGTACTTACACAATTGCATTAAAGAACGCTAATATGTTCAATTATGCTTTTGATGGTAAAGCAGATAGCGAATTTGTACTTCCGGGAACTTCTATTAAAGTAGTAGCTTTACAAGGATTAAACGGAACAAACGATGTTTATGCAATGCGTTTAAGCAACTTGTTCTTGGGTACAGATTTACTTAACGAAGAAGAAAAGTTTGAAATCTTCTTTGCAAAAGAGGCTGATGAAGTTCGTTTTGCAGCAGAATTCAAAATGGGTGTGAACGTAGCATTCCCTGATGAAATCGTTAAAGTAGCAATTTAATTATAAGGGGAGTTGAAACATACTCCCCATTTTTTAATAAAATAAAATAAACAAAAATGGCGTGTGCATTAACACAGGGATATACCCTAGATTGTCGTGATTCTTTAGGTGGAATTACGGAAGTTTATTTTATTGCAAGTTCAGATGTAACTTCTACTACTGAAGCTAGTGGTGTAATTACTGCATTAGTAAAAGCAACAGGTAAGAGGTTTTATAAATATGAGTTAACCAAAGGAACTTCAATGCTTACAGAGAATGTAGCATCAAATGTTCAAAATGGTACTTTGTATTTTACCCCTGAATTGACAATAATTTTAAATAAGTTACAAGCTAATACAAGAAATGAAATTCTTTTATTGGCACAGAATAGACTTGTCGCAGTTGCTAAAGACAACAATGGTAAGTATTGGTACGTAGGTAAAACAAGAGCATTAGACTTAACGGCAGGTAGTGCCGCAACAGGTACTGCTGAAGGAGACAGAAGCGGATATACTTTAACAGTGCATTTGTCAATCATTTTTGAGCCGATTATCAATCATTTACGGCTCATTGAGTAAAATTACTCACTCTATTGAGTAAAGTTATTGTTTTACTTTATTTTACTTTTTTATAAAATAATAAAGTTATAACTTGACTATTTTACTTTACCATTTAAAACTAACATAACAATATCTATATGTTACTTTAAAGAACTTGCAGAGTTTACATTTCCATATAAATCGGTAACAATACTACCGAATTACCCATCATTTTGACACAATATTTGTAAAATTTGTCCTACTATTTTGCACATATATTTCCAATTTATAAACTATTGCATAGGTTTTTCGGAAAAATTCAAGCAGATAAGAACTATATTACTATTTTGCAAACATTCATTATTTCCCTATATATTAGTAATGATACATTTTACTAAAGGCGAAACAAATACTATTGTGTTAACATTAACTGAAAAGCAGTTATTGACTAACCCAAACTATTTATTTGTATTTACTAATAGAAGTAGCAATGAAGTAGTAAGTTTTGTTAAATTAAACGCAACAGATTTAAGTTCATATAAAGATAGGTTCAATGAATTTAGCATTGTAACTAATACATACTTTAATACTGCTTTAGAAGGGCAATACACATACGAGATATATGAACAAGCAAGTACTAGCAACACAAATCCTAGTGGCTTAAACAAGCTAGAAACAGGGATTATGTGGCTTTCAGGTACTACTATATCATATACAGAATATACAACAACAGACACTTATACAATTAGACAATGATAGATTTAAGAGTATTAACATTCGCAGAAGCTAGGCAGCCTGAATTCAAAGAGAAGAAAGGTATTGATGGCGGCTACATAAAATATGGGGAAAATAACGATTACCCTGAATATATAGTTGACTTATATAACAAGTCATCAAAGCATAGTGCCATTATTAAAAGTAAGGTTCACTACATTACAGGTAATGGTTGGAGTGGTGAGGCAGATGCTCAATCCTTTATTGATAAAGCAAACAGAGTTGAATCTTTAGATGATTTAACTAGAAAAGTATCTTTAGACATTGAGATATTTGGCGGTGCTTATATGGAAGTTATTTGGGATTTAGCAGGTAATTTAGCAGAGATATGGCATTGTGATTATGTTAAGATACGCACGAATAAAGATAATACGCAGTATTGGTATAAAGAAGATTGGAAAGATAACAAAGTTAAGCCTGAAGTAGTTGCTGCATTTAATCCTAAACAACCAATAGGTAAGCAAATTCTATACATAAAAGAGTACAGACCAAACATAGGTATATATGGATTGCCTAGTTACTTTGCTGCACTTAACTATATTGAATCAGACATTGAGGTTTCTAAACATATTTTAGGTAATGCACAGACAGGCTTTTCTGCAAGTAAACTTATTACCTTACCAAATGGTGAGCCTAATGATGAAGAAAAAAGAAATGTAGATAATAGATTAAGAAAGACTTATAGCGGTGCGGATGGTAAGAAATATATGATTGCTTTTGTCAATGACATATCTAGGAAACCTGTCGTAGATGATTTAGGTACAAGTGATTTAACAAAAGAGGATTTTGGTAAGATAGATGAATTAATACAAACTAATATTTTTAGTGGGCATCAAGTTACTACTCCATCAATTATGGGTATTGCAGAAGCAGGTAAGTTAGGTAGTAGAACAGAGATGCGTGATGGCTACGAGATATTTAAGAATACTTATGTAAACGCTAAACAGATGCACCTAGAAAGTGTATTTAATATGTTAGCTAAATTAAAAGGTGTTGTAAGTGAAATAAAAATTATACCTACTGAACCATTAGGAATAGAATTTAGTGAGCAAACAATAGTTTCAGTTGCTCCTAAAGAGTGGGTATTAGAGAAGATAGGAATTGATATGACTAAATATGCACCTGCACAAGATGCTGCAGCACCTGCACAAAGTTTATCTGTTAATGAGCATATCAAAGGTTTAAAAGGTCGGGAGTGGCAGAATATGCAGCGTATCATTCGTGAATTTACTAAAGGTAAGATTAATAGAGAACAGGCTTCAGCAATGCTTAAAACAGGATATGCGTTAAGTGATGAAGAAGTAAATACTTGGCTAGGTTCAGAAGAATTAGATGCACAATTTGCAGCACAAGACTTTGGAGTATTTATGGAGTTTGGTGAGTCAAAAGAAAGTTATAACATTTGGAAATCTAAAAAGCGTTTTAGTGATGAAGCAGACTTTTATATGTTTGCTGATGTAAATCAATTAGAATCAGACATATTAGACCAAATAGCAAAACAAAAGGATATTACACCTGAAGTATTGGCAGAGGTTTTAGATGAAAGTGTTGAAACTATTAATACAGTTATAAAAGATTTAGAGGATAGAAAGATATTAAAGACTACTGAAACTAAAATAGGCAAAGGAATTAATAGCAACATTATAATTTCAAGGGAATTAACACAACCATTGAGCAAGGCAGTAGGTGATACAAAGCCACAAACAACTGAAATTTTAGTTCGTTATTCTTATGATTGGATTGCAGGATTTAATAATAGTGATATAACTAATAGTAGACCTTTTTGTAAGGCTTTATTAGGTGCAAATAAACTATATAGCAGAAGTGATATTGAAATGATGAGTGCAAGATTAGGATATTCAGTTTGGGATAGGAGAGGCGGATGGTGGAATGATAACGGAACTATAAGTGAATCTTGCCGCCACGAGTGGAAAACAAATGTAGTAACAAGAAAAAAATAAGAAATGTCATTAAATACATTATTCATATCTGTACAAGGTATAAAAGATAGAACAGGATTACACGCTAATGTAGATGAAAAATTAGTATTGCCTGAAATAAAGACTGCACAGGATATGTATATATTACCTACTTTGGGTAGCACACTTTATAATAGATTACAAGCAGGTATAACTGCAAATAATTTAAACGCTAACGAAGTAATACTTTTAAATAATTATTTAGCTGATTGCTTGATTTATTATGTTATGAGTGAACTTCCAATGGGGTTATCATATCAATTTTATAATAAGGGTCTATTAAGAAAGTCAGGTGATAACACAGAAAATCCTTCAATGCAGGATATGATTGATGTTGCTAATAGATATAGAACACGAGCAGAATTTTACAAACAAAGAGTAATTAAATATTTAAGACAGAATAATACTTTGTTCCCTGAATATTTAAACTTTACAAGTGGTATTGATACCATAGTACCTGATTTAGAAGGATACACTTCATCTTTATATTTAGAAGATGGTAGTTGTTATGAGAATAAAAACCTAGCCGAAAAGTATCAGGGTAAAATAGGATGTTAATATGAGCAAAGAAGCAAACATTAAGAATCAAAATAAGCTAAAAGTTTATTTAGAAAAAACAAAAAAGAATGACCTTAAATCAAATAGTAAAACAAATAACAACATTCGGAAACAATCACGAGCAAATTAAGTTCGTATATTTCGGTGATGTTTGGGAAAGGTTAAGCAATGGTGAGGTAACTTACCCTGCTATGTTTTTTACTTTAACTGATGCACAAATATTAGCAAAGCAAATACAATACAATTTCTCTATCTATGTAATGGATAGAATGCTAATGGAAGAAACAAACGAA